GAACTCTGGTGATGGTCTCTATGAGATCGCTGGTATCTCCATCAAGAAGTCCAACAACATCCCCTTCCTTGGGAAGTATGGTTCGGCTTCTGGTGCTGCTATTGATGCTGCTGCCGTGACCGGCGAAAACAACAGCTACGGTGTGGCTGCTGACTTCACCAATAGCTGTGGTCTGATCTTCCACCGTGACGCTGCTGGCGTTGTGGAAGCTATCGGCCCTTCGGTTCAGACCACTGGTGCTGACACCAAGGTGATCTATCAAGGCGACGTGATCGTGGGCCGTCTGGCCTATGGTTGCGGTGCTGTGCGTGTCGGCGTGGCCGGTGCGTTCCGTAACGTTTGAGGGTAATCCTCTTTTCTTTTGGGGTCTGCTGGTAATATCCGGTGGGCCCCTTTTTTTCTCTTTCCTGTCCGAAAAATGACGACCCAACTCCAAGCTATCAACCAAATGTTGACCGGCATCGGGCAGGCACCTGTGGTGTCGCTCGACATCGCTAACCCAGAGATTGCCACGGCATTGAGCATTCTTGATTCAGTAAACCGTGAAGTTCAAGGCGAAGGGTGGCACTTCAATACCGAAGTGAACTATCCATTTACTCCTGATGCAAATGGTGAAATTGTAGTACCTGACAATGTGCTGCAACTTTCTGACAACAAGACTTCCAATTCCCAACAATACCAGACCGTATTAAGAGACGGCAAACTCTACGATAAAGTATTCCATACCTTTGAATTTCCTGGACCTGATCCAATTCTTTGTGACGTGGTATGGTTCTTTAATTTTGAAGATCTTCCTCAGGTCTTTAAGGATTACATTACTCAACGCGCTACTCGTGTGTTTGCGGGAAGCGTAGTTGGATCAAAAGAAATGTTCGAGTTTAATCAGCAAGATGAGGGTATGCTGAGGGCAAACTGTATTGCTTATGATACTGGTACGTCTGAAGTTAATATCTTTGGTGTGGAGACTGGACAAAACTTCTATATTTCTTATACTCCGTTCCGCACGATTGCACGATAATGGCAGCCATCTCTCAAAAAATTACCAATATTATTGGTGGCGTTTCTCAACAACCTGATAGCATTAAGGTTGGCAATCAGTTGCGGGTCTGTGATAACTACTATCCAGACGTAGCTACTGGTCTGACAAAAAGGCCAGGCCTTAAGGGAGTTAGCAAGCTTGCTAATGCTGTTGCTGATGGCACGTGGTTTACGATCTTTAGGGATGATCAAGAGAAGTACATTATTCAATTTAGCAAGGCTGGGGCACTGAAGATTTGGAGCGCCAATAATGGTGTTCAACAGACTGTTAATGCTGTAGCGGCTGAAGCCACGGCTTATGCTGTTCATACTAATTCAGCAGATCTCCAGACCCTTCAAATTAATGATTACATCTTTGTTCTTAATCGTACCAAGACCGTAGCAGCAGGAACAAATGCAAGTGGGACTCAAGTTCCGTATGCGTTTGTCACGATCAATACGGTGGCGTATAGTTCGACCTACACCATCACTCTTGATGCTACATCATTTTCTTATGCTACGCCTACAACCTCCACCACTCAGCTAAACGTAGGGGACATTGTAGGTAACCTTGTCGCTTCCATTAATGCTAACCCTAGTTGGATTGCTCAAGGCATTGGCAATACGATTTATGTAAGGCGAACCAACAATGCTGACTTTGCTATTGAAGCCAAGGGCGGTAATACCGGCACGGCTATTGATGCGTTTAAAGATTCTGTTATTTCGGTAGCACAGCTTCCGCGTCAATTTGTCAATAACCTCAAGATTAAGGTAGCAGGTTCTGTTGAATCTGGTGCTGATGATTATTGGGTGATCTTTAAGACCAGTGATAATACGACAACTGGTGCTGGATCTTGGGAGGAAACCATTGCTCCAGGGATTATTACTGATTTAAATGAGGAGACAATGCCTCATGTTATTATCAGGGAAGCAAATGGTACTTTTACCTATCGGCAGCTTGATCAAGCATCTGCTGCTGCTAGTGCTGGTGTAACTTCTGTTACTGGTGTTCCTACGTCAGTTACTATTGCTGGAGCAACAAGTGGCGGTCACGTTGTCGGAGAGCAATTTGAAGTTACTGGTGGTACTGGTAAGAACCTGAGACTCCGTGTTGATAAGGTTCAAACCAACACAGTAGTAAATAGTTACGCTGCCAACTCCAGTAGCTATGTAAGGCTAGTAAGAACTTCTTTTGTTGTTAATGCTCAATATTATTGGTACTTAAATGGAGCACAAATTGGCATTACAACTTCTCCATCTTTAGTTGTAGGCAATACCACGTATTCCGTCAACGGTGCCTTTCAAAGCATCAGCAATCAATTAAGAGCTGGCATTACTAGTATTCAATCCACTACTGGTGTGATCAGTGCCATCAGCATTCAACAGGCTGGACAAGGGTATACTGCCTCCAACCTAGTACAAAATACTGCTGGAGATACCTTCACTGTTGTGTCAGTCAATACTGCGCCACTTGAAGGTGATGCTAACAGGCTTAACTATTGGAAGTTCCGTGAAGTAGGAGATGCAACAACCAATCCAATGCCTTCCTTTGTAGGCAATGTGATTGATGCTATTGCCTTTTACAGGAACAGGATTGTCTTCTCCAGTAGGCAGAACATCGTCTGCTCACAGGCAGGAGATTACTTCAACTTCTTTAATAGCACTGTCATTACAATTGTTGATAGTGATCCTATTGATATTAGTGCCAGTAGCCTTAAACCAGTCCAACTGAAACACGCCATCCCAACTTCTCGTGGGTTGCTGTTGTTTGGTGATAATGCTCAGTATATCCTAGAAACCACAACCGAAGCTTTCTCTCCGAAGACTGCTGAGATTAACCTCCTGTCATCCTTTAGTCAATCTGATACTATTTCTCCTGTTGACCTTGGGGCTAGTTATCTCTTCCTTGAGGAAGGGGACAAGGCTTCATCTATCTTTGAGATGGACATCAAGGATAGCCCTGGTGCTAAGTCTGATGCTATTGAGCTGACGAGAATCATTCCTACCTACATTCCTGCTGCCATCTATGGCATGAAGGCATCTCCTTCTGCGGGAACTGTTGCCCTCCTCAGCAGGCAAGAACCTAGCAACATGTACCTTTATCGGTTCTTCCAGAATGGGGACAACAGGATCTCTGGTTGGTTCCGGTGGACACTTCCTGGTACGATTGAGTTTGTTGACTTTGATCAGGACATTATGTATGTTGTTACCAAGCATGGTAGTAACTACGTTCTCAGTAAGGTGTCCTTGTTGACAGATACTCCTAGCGAGTCGCTTCTCTTTGAAGGTCAGTACATTGATGTAAGGTTGGATCTCTTTGATTACAACCCTACTTTGACATATGATGCGGTTGCTGATCTTACGCACATCTGCTTTAAGGATGGGTTTGAAGATATGAATGAGCAACCAGTATTGATCTTCCTGAATCCTGATGTTGCTGGTTACTTTGAAGAGCAGACGATGCAATATGATGCAACTAAGCCTGTTGGAGAGAAGTATTTCCTAACTGTTGAAGGTGATCAAACATCTTCTAAGTTTGCCATTGGATATAAGTATCAAGCAATGGCTCAACTGCCAGCCTTCTACTTTGTCAGGGATGAGCAGCGGGGACTTAAGGATACCCTTAATATTCCCAGGGTTCACCGTCTCAAGGTTAATAGTTACAACTCTGGTCCTTATCGAGCAGTGATTCGGTCTGAGGGAAGGGAAGAGTTTTCTCTTGAACTGCCACAGATCAATGCTGACTATTATCGAGCCAACAATATTCCTATTATCCGTAATGCCCAAAGTACCATTCCAGTAATGGCAAAGGGTAATCAATTTGAATTTGAATTGATTGCTGATAATCCATTCCCAACAGCCTTTACTTCGATTGATTGGGAAGGGACATACGATAACAAAGGAATCCAATCACTTTGATTTATGACTTCGCTTATCCACCCAGCGAGCCGCTCAGACGCAATCTGGGTGGCTCAGCACCTACAAGAAGATGATCGAAGGGAACTAGAGGGTCTTGGCCATACCATGATGGAGGCCGCCCTCTGCCTTTCTATGGACCTTTCAGACAACCCTGTGACCTTCAGGAATCCTCTTGGAGAGATCTGCGGGATAGCGGGGGTATCCAGAACCGATGCCCATTGCGGAGCCATATGGATGCTTACAACGCCATGTGTCCGTCCGTATCCCAAACTATTTTTTAAGGAGGCTAAGAAATGGGTCGAACAACAGACCTCCTATGAGATGTTACATAACATTGCTGATCCAAGAAATAGGATGCACATGAAGTTGCTCCATATGCTTGGATTTAAAAAACTTATGTATGTAACCACTCAAACCAATCTTACTTATGTTGAATTTGCTAAATTACAACCATGTGTTTTCCCGCCGCCGTAGTAGGTATTGCAACGGGCTTGATGAGCGCCGTTCAATCCATTGCTGGTTATCAAGCTCAAAGCCAAGCCGCTGCTGCTTCTCAACGTGCTTATATTGAGCAACGTAATCTCAATCAGGAAGCTGCTAATCGCGCTTACCAACAACAACAACTTAAGATGAAGGGTGAGATGGAGAAAGCATCACAGCAGGCTGAGCAGGGCCTCGTGAGGCGTCTTCAAACTCAAGGGGCTACTCTTGCTGCCGGACGCACTGGACAGTCCATAGGGGGCCTTCTAGCCGATGCTGAGCGTGTTGAAGGAAAGGATCTGGGGACACTTGGCATGAACCTTGCCTATGCCCAACAGGATTATTTCTTTGGCATGGAAAGTATTTACAATCAACAGAAGACAGCTAACGTCTCTGCTGCGTCTCAAAGGATTGCTAAGCCTAGTGGTGCTGGGTTGGCGCTAGGTTTGATTGGTGCTGGACTTAGCGGATACCAAACGTATACAGATTTGAAGGCTCCATCAGCCGGAAGCACACCACGTCCTCAACCTATTCCCGGCGCTCAACTTCCAGGTGGTCGGGCTGGAACAGTTGTTAATTGGAGTTAATCAGTGGCTAGTATTTATGAATCCCCTGGCCAGCAGGTTGCTCTAACTGGATCTCAAACAGGTGTCTCCTTTCAACCCGTTCAAGCATACGATCCAACTCGGATGATGCTTCAACAGTCAGAGCAGGACCTTAGAGCATTTGCTAACTTTAGCGAAAGCCTTACTAAGTTCATTACTGACAAAGCAAAGGAAAAGAATCAACAAGAAATGAATCTGGGTATCGCTGATATTCTCAATGGAGAATTGACGATGAAGCCAGATCAGATGAATGCTTATCAGCAAAACGTTAAGCTTCTTGAACAGGCTGCTGACAGTGAGATTGCTGCTTCTAATAAATTAGCAGAAGTAGATCCTGGTGCTGGTGAAACCTATCGCCAACAGAATCGGGCAATCAGTGGATGGCGGGCATATGGCCAAGCCGTAGGTAAGGCACAGATGGCTGCTAGTCAAGCAGAGAGTATGCTTGAATCGTTTTTGAGGGACAGTAAGGAAGTTCTTACGATCCGTCAACCTGATGGCAGCATCAAACAGTTTACCGCAGCAGAAGCCGAAAATCAGCCAGAACTGATGGCTGCTTATGGTGTTGGTCTTCAGAAGTTCATGCAAGCTTCAGGAATCGTTGGATTAAATCCAGCCATTCTTGTTGAGCATCTTACTCCTACCATGCTACGGGTACGGGCTAAGGTGATTGGGGAACGGATGAATGAAATTACCCGTGCTCGCCAAGAAGCAGAGCAGGAAGAAATTGACATTAGTATTGGGCAAAATATTGAGGGACTTGGCAATCCAGAGTCTGCTCAACAAGTTCTAACTACCATATTAAGTGCGGCTAACAAGGCTTTTGGTGGTCGATGGACAATAGCTAATCAATTTGTTAATAAATCTGCTCTCGGTAAATTAGAGGCATTAGGTGTTGGTAATCCTGAAAAGGCTTTAGCAATACTTGATTCTTATTCTGGACTTTTGCTGAATCCTCAAAAGCCAGAACTTGGTACGGTCTACAATCGGTATGCGGAAGAAATCGAAAAGACTCGCGCATCCATTAAGGGGTCTGCTAGGGAATTGGCTTCTGAAGAAGAAGCTGAAATCAAGGATGAGATTAACTCCATCTACAACACTTGGAGATCTGCTTCTGAGACTGGCAACCTTGCTGAATCACAGCGAGCCTTCGATGCTGCGGAACAAGAACTAAGCAAGCTGGCTGCTACCTACCCAGAAGCTACGGAAGCCCTCTCTAGGATGCGTCAGGTTGGCCGTAACTTCAATAGTCTTACTGAAGAAAGCGTTACCAAGGCTGTTGCCGGTGGCTCCATCAAGAGCCGTGCTGAGCTTCAACTGTTGGCTGCTAATGGGTACATCAGTGCTGATACTGCCAATAAGCTAGGAGAACAACTTCCTGAGGATGATTCTTCGGAGATGGTTAAGACTCTTCGTCCTCGGATGGAGGCATTTGTTCGCAACGAACTGCGTGGCATTTTTAGGTTTAATAATGCTAACTTTGATTCATTCAAGGATCAGACCCTGCCTCTTGTTGGGGCACTAACGGATGAGTTGATGGAAGTTGGCCTGTCTAAAATGCTGGAGCTTAAAGCTGCTGGTAAAACGACAGGTACTGCTCAACTTCAGTCCTTTTTGGAAAAGCAAGCTCTTGATGCTCTTAAGACTGAAAGATTTAAGCCAATTATCCAAAATGGTAAAGTAACTCTTCCTACTCCTGGTCGTAACCTTCCTAGTGTTGTTCCTTACTCTACCGGCCCCAACGGCAGGGACTATTCCCGGCAGATCATCAACCGTCTTCCCCCAGTAGTCTCCGCAAAGCGTGATGTTCTTCTTGATGCTGAAAAGGTTCAAGCAAACATTGATGCTCTCAACAATGGTGGACAACCTAGTTCGGATCTGGTAACAATTGCTAAGGCTTCTGGATTGTCTGTTCAACAGGTTCTTACCCAACAGGCCCAAAAGAACGGCATCACCTACACTCCTAGCTCCTCCGATAAGGCAGCCAAACAGTTCCAAACTAATTCTAAGCTGGATCCTTCTGCTGCTCAAATCCTTGCTAATCCACGATCAACAGCTTCCCAACGTATCCGTGCTACGGCTAGGTTGGCTGAAGCAAAACGTAGACAACAACAAACTTCCATGACTACATCAAGTGGGAAAACTTTTGGTGCTGGGGACTACGGCGGTCTGGCAGCTCTAATTAGCAGTGGCGAGGGTGGGTTTAACTCAGTCAACCGAGGAACCGCTGGAGACTCTCCACAGGGTATGAACCTTACGTCCATGCGTATTGGTGACGTTCAACAACTTCAACGTCGTTACAATGAAACCAATGGACGTGAAGGCGTATTTGCTGTAGGCTTTGCTCAGTGGGTATCTGATGGTCAGCTGGACATGGCCGTTAAGGCCGCCGGACTCGGACCTAACGATAAGATGACCCCAGAGAATCAACTGAAGATGTTCTGGGCTTATGTTCTTAATTCTAACAAGCGTCCTGCCCTGCGGGATTACCTCTTAGGTAAAAACAACGATCTCCTGAAGGCTCACAGAGAGATGGCTCTTGAATGGGCGGCGGTGGCAGGTCCAGAAGGCTATGGTTACTATGACAACGATAAGGCGGGCAATCGGGCCAGCCTTGCAGCTAAGCGTGTACAGCAAGCTCTTGTAGCTGCTCGTAAACAAATCAGCGGCACCTAAATAGATGGAACATAGAAGTCTATTCTGCGGGGTAGACTTCTCCATCATCCTTACCTTTCAATAACCCACCTCTGCGGAGGTAATTAACCAACACAAAGATGGCAGAAATTGTACCTGGACGGTCCACTGGTGGGCCAATTGAAGACTTTACTCAAACTAGAAAACGCGAGGAAGAGGCTGCTCTTCGGAAGAAACAAAAAGAAGAGGAAGCCAAACGAAAGAAACTTTTGGCTCAACAAAAGGCTGAACAGGAACGTAAGGCCAAGCTTGATGCCAGAACAATTAATCCTGTTGAAGGGTTTCAAGGTGCCATCCGAGCAGCCACTCAAACTGGTGACATCCCTAAGCCTCTTAAAGGTACGATTCTTGAAGGCCCTGCGGAAGTTTATCAAGAAACCCGTAGAACCATTCAAAAGGGTATTGCAAGTGTTGCTGAGGGTGTTCTGAATGTAGGCACTCAAGCGGTAATGGATCTCACCGTCAACCGCAACAAGGAAAAGGATGAGTATCTCCGTGCTGCTTATGACTTCGGTGTCACCCCTAAAACTCAGGTAGGTCAAGCTGCTTCCAAGATTCTTGGATTCATTATTGGCACCCGTGTTGCTGGTAAGGCCCTTGGTCCTGTAGGGAAAATTGGTACGGCTCCTGTTCCCACTGGTCTCAAGGGTGGAGCCAAGCTTGCTGCTCAAACCCGTAAGCTTCTTACCGATGGTTTGATTCCAGGCGCTGTTGCTGACTTTATTCTAACTGACCCCCGAGAGGGTAACCTCAGTAGTTCCATTCGTGATCTTGTCCCCGAACAGTATCAGGACAACGTAGCCTTTGCCCTTGCGGCGAAGGAGGATGACAACCCTTGGGTTAACCGACTTCGTTCGGTGTTTGAAGGTGGTCCCCTTAATGCTGCTGGTAATGGCATCACTGCTCTTATCTTTGGTAACAAGGCTGCTAGGGCCGTTAAGGCTGCTGGAGGGTCCGATGACGAGGCGCTAGGCGTTGGCATCAAGGCTGCTGCGGAGAAGTCCGAAGAGCTTATGCAAGGCGACCTCAAGGCGTCTGAGGCTGAACGGGTACGGTGGACTGATGCTCAGGAACAGGAGATGCTTAGTCTCCAAAGCCGTGAGCAGAACATCCAAGATCGTCTTGCTGGCTTGGATCCAGAGGATGAAGTATCCATCAAACTTAATGAAGAGCTGGAGCAGGTACGTCTTGCTCAGGCTGATCTGGAGAACACCATCTTTGAAGGTGCTGATCCTAATGTTAAGTATGAGTATTGGGAATCACAAGCAGCAATCCGTACTGCTGACATCAACGATGTTGTAGCCAAACAGATCGAACTTGAGGGTGGCTATACCCGTCCCCAAAGTGAGACTGGTTTTGTTCCTGGTAAGCAGATCTCTCACGGTGGCGGCAATAAGGTCTTTACTGATGCTCAGCTTCGCATCATGAATGTGAGTGAGGGGGCAGAGGAAGTCATTAAGAAGTATCAGAAACAGATTGACTTTAAGCAAATTGCTCGTAAATCTGGCCGCACGGTGGATCAAGTAGTGGCAGATGCAACTCGCATCTACACTGATTTCATGGATTCCCTTCGGACTTACGATGATATTGTGTCGGAAGGTGATCTGATCAAGAAACTGTCCGAAGCAGGTGGAACCCTAACGGAACGTAAGGGAACTTTCCCCACGCCGGAGGGCAACATTGCTGTCAAGGCAATTGCTTCTGATCTTTCTGCTCAAATCTATGACATTGCTTATGGTGCTGAAGAGATTGACTTTGCTCAACTTGGCGGTGCTAATAACTTTGATCGCCTCGTGGATCGGTTTACTGGTCTTCTTGAAATTTATAAGGCTGGTGCCCAATACATGGGTGGTGGTCTGAATGTCTTTAAGATCAAGTTGGGTGCTGATACCCCTGGTGAAGCTGCTGAATCCCTTCGTAACTTTGAAGGGGAAGATTCGCTAACAATCCGTCAAATCCGTAAGTGGGCAAGTGACATCAAGGAAGCCTTCCGTCGTGGAGATCCTGATGCTCAAGATCAAATGCGAGCACTGACTAGGGCAATGGTTCTTGCGGGAGGCGACCCCTCAAAAACTGTTTCCTTTGGTCGTACTGCTATTGAGATCTTTGGTAAGACTCAGATGGGTGTGTTTTATAACAGCATCCTATCTGGAACCAAGACCATGATCCGTAACCTCAGTGCTGCGTATCGCCTTGTCGAAGCACCTACAAGCATTGCTCTTATGGGAATGCGAAAGGGAGATCCTGCCCTTGTAAGGTCTGCTATGGCTGGGTTCCATGCCATTACTACTTCCACACAGGAAGCCCTTACAGTGGCAGCTAGGACGTGGAAGACAGGTATTCCCCAAACGTGGACTCCAAAGATGGTTGTTGAGCAAGCCGAAATGGCTGCCATGATCGAGTCCATGGAAAAGATGGCCAAGAATCCGCGAGAGGAAATGGCTGTTGGATTTCTCAAGGGACACATGCGTGTTGCCCAGTGGTTTGACTTTCCAAGTAAGATTCTGATGAGCACTGATGATGCTCTGAAGACCATTCTTGTACGTCAACGGATTGCTGAGCAGTCCATGTATAAAGCAATGACTGAAAGCAAAGATCCTACGGATGTTGCTGGTAAGGTCAAAGTTTACATGGATGAATACGCTAAATTTATTGATCCACAGACTGGTCGTGTTAAGGATGCTGGTCTCCAGAAGTATGCGGAGATTGGTACATTTCAAGAGGATCCAGGTGTTGGTATCAATAGCCTGAGCATGGCTCTTGAAAAGCTTCCATATCTTGGTCCTGTTGGAAAAATTGTTGTTCCATTTCTGAGGACTCCTGCTAATATCCTTAGGTATCAAGTTCAACACACTCCTCTTGTTGGCAAATACGCTGGTGAATACCTAGCTGTTAAACAGTCAGGTGACATGCTGCGTGTTGCTGAGTATGAAGGACGTGAGATGATTGGAGCAATTACTTTGGCTGTTGGCGGAAGTCTTGCTGCGGCTGAACTGATTACTGGTAATATGCCTGCCAATCCACGTGAACGTGCTCGCTGGCAAACGTTAGGTATTCGTCCTCGTTCTATTAAAATTGGTGATCGCTGGGTTTCCTACAATACCATTGAGCCTCTCTCTAATATCCTTGCTGCTTCGGCAGACCTCGTGATGTTGGCTAAGAGTGGTCTTAATGAGGATTGGGTGGAGAATCTTGCCGGTCAACTTGGTCTGTCCATTGCTGCTTCCCTTACGGAGAAGAGTTACTTTGCTGGTCTTGAAGCTCTAGCAACAATTGCTGATCCTAATCAGTTAATGAAAGGAGATACAGCTCTTAGGGGATTGCTTCAAACTGGCAATAATATGATTCCTCTTGCTGGTGCTCGCCGTGCCTTTGCTAACTCACTGGACCCTTACATGAGGGAATACGATAATGAGTTTCAAAAGGCTGCTGCTGCCGCTATTCCTGGATATAGCCTCTTTTTCCCTGAAAAGATCAATGTTCTTACGGGTCAACCACTCAAGAGCCCTAATGGTGGCCCCTGGAACGCGCTAGTGCCGTTTGAGACTGGTCCCGATAATAAGGATCCAGTTGCCAAGATGTTGATGGAAGCTGAGTTTAACTGGGGCGATACCCTTGAGGTAAGTCCGATGGGTTACCGACTCAGTGGGGAAGAGAAGAGCTACATCCGCACCGAAATGTCCCGTAATGGTCTCCGTCAACAGCTAGACGAACTCCGTAAGCTTTCTTGGTTCAAACAAGACATGGCTAACTGGAAGGCTCGTAGCATTGGAGACATTGGCACAGATCGTAATCAATGGCCACGGTTTTATACTGCCATCCAAGAAACTTGGGAAAGCAGCCGGAATCGAGCCTTTGATAAGATGGAAGCCGAAAAGATTGAAACTGGTGAAAAGGTCATTAAGCTTCGTAAGGCTCAAACCAACATCAAAGCAGGTCAATATGATCTCAGTAAGCCGATGACTGCTGAGGACTTTAGTTCTGCGGATGAAGCGGGTGCTACCGAAGTTTATAATCAACTAATTAATTTTGGTAAATAAGCCCCCAATAAACAATGGCAACAACCCAAAACACATACACGGGGAATGGCTCTAACAAGCTATTCTCCATTACTTTCCCATACCTAGAAACGTCTGACATTGATGTTTATCTCAACAATGTTCTTCAGACGATTACAACTCAATACTCGTTTGCCAATGCCACCACGATTGAATTCGTAACGGCTCCTCCTAATGGGGCTACTGTTAAGATTGATCGCACCACGGATGATAGCGAGCTTCCTGCTACGTTCTTTCCTGGGTCATCCATCAAGGCTGCTGATCTTAACGCAGACTTTGATCAAACGCTTTATGTTGTTCAAGAGATCAATAATAAAGCAGTTAAGTTAGATGATCCGCTTTACGTCAATAAGACTTATATTGATGCTGCGGATGCTACCAAGGTAAACAAGTCAGGGGACACCATGAGTGGCAACCTGGCCATGAGTGGGAATCTTGTTACTGGCCTTGGTACACCCTCCTCGGATGCTGATAGCGCCACCAAGAAGTACGTGGATGACCGCTACGGGCAACTGTCGGTTCCTGGTGTTACTAGGTGGCGCAAGACTGCTACTGCGGGTCAAACCACCTTTTCTGGTGCTGGTGAGTATGGCGGAACTCTTGCCTACTCTTCTAGCCGGGAAACAGTCTATGTCAACGGTGCTCTTCAACAACGTAACGTAGATTATACCGCAAATGATGGAGCTACCATCGTTTTCACTCCGGCCCTCCTGTTGGGAGATGTTGTTGAGGTTCACTGCGTCAATAACGCTGCTGGAGTAACTACTGATCAAGCAAGCGGAATCTATTGGACACAAACTGGATCTGGAGCAACCACTCGCACCGTTGATTCCAAGCTCAAGGAGTCGGTGTCGGTTAAGGATTTTGGAGCTGTTGGTAATGGCATTGCGGATGACACCGCTGCCTTTGTGGCCGCTGTCGCCGCTGTCGCCACAGGTGGGGAACTTATCGTTCCGGCAGGAGGAACTTATCTTCTTGCATCTCAGGTGGTAATTGCTAAGTCAATGACTGTGCGGCTACTCGGCACAATCAAGCCTTTTGCGGTGACAGCAACAGCAGGCACTGCCTTATTTAGTATTACTGCTAGTAATGTTTCCATTACTGGAGGTGGAGTTGGCACCATTGATGGTATTTCTACAACCTACAAGAATTGGTGTGGCATTGCTACTAGCAACGCAGCCTCACGGCTCACTGCTGTGCATGTCTCTGGCCTCAACTTTGTAAATGTCGGAGTTGACAGTACTGCGGCCTACTGCGTCAGCTTTGACTGCGTTGACGACGGCAGCATGACAGGCAACAGGCTGCGAAACTGTGGCGTAGTGAGCAACGTAGTTGGTGGCGGCTTTGGTCTTTATATGCAGTTCTGCCGCCGCTGTAAAATTACGGAAAACAGCTTGGCAACTGTGGGTTCGACCGGCATTAATGATTCAGCCGGAACTCAAAATATCATTAGCAATAACAACCTGAATGTCATTACGCTGTTCGGAATGAAGGGGGGTTATGCCCCTAACACAGCGGTTGTGACGGCTGACGTGACGCCCACAACGTCAACGCTCACTATTGCTGCAACTACCGCTACTAGACGGTTGTTTGTAGAGGGCGCATCTTTCACTGTTTTCAACGCAGCCCCGACGCTTCCCATTGGTTACATTAGTAAGGTAGTGGACAATACGACCTACCTCCAAATCTACGTCCACAAAACTCTTGCTGTGGTGCCAGACGTTGGAGCACAGATTCAACTTTTACAAACTGGTACTGTCTACAGTGGCAATACTGTCTCCTATACGGGCGACAATGGTTGGGACGTAAATGGTTGGTCAAACATAACAGTTACGGGCAATAGCCTGAATGCCTGTGGATCATATACTGACGTTGGAAATTTTGGCGGATTGGCTGCTGGTTTCTGGTTCGGTTACGATCCACAATCTGGCTACAACAGGATGCAATGTGAGGGCCTACTGATTGACGGAAACTCTGTCAACAATACCAAGGGCAGTGCCATCAGCGTCATGTCAACGGTTAACGATGTAACTATAACTAACAATTCTCTTGTTAATTATAATCGTACTGACACCGCCGATTACGGAGGAATTGATCTAACCAGGCTCACGTTCTACAGATCAGCAAATCACACAGTTAGCGGCAATACCTGCGTGAGTCAGTACGGCTATGGCATCTACGCCTCATACGCCACCAATTGCTTCATTGCAAATAACTTTGTCAAATCAGAGCACGGCATTGTCGTTGACTCTCAAAACGAAGCCATCGTGCGTGACAACACCATTTATGCAACTTCTACTTCGACAACCGGCTATGGTGTTTTAGTTAGTGATGTGAGCGGTGCCAACGTATCGTCGGGTGTCATCGTTTCCGGCAACCGTATCAATGTAGCGGGTGGGTTTGGAATTAGGAACACTGATGCTGGATACAGGCCTACCTATGTGTTTGATGGCAACATCATTACGGGCACTGGCTCATCAACTGTAGGCCCATGGATAGCACTTTCTAGGAATGGCGCTGAGTTTTTACCTGAAAATCATACTAACGGCGCTTCTCAGTTAGACCGAATTGGTAGTGCTTGGACAACAGGGCAAACAGTTACTCTCAATCCGGTAATTGCCGCAACCGCAAACGTATTTCTTGTTTCAGTTCATTCTGAACAGTGGCCCAACGTTGCCATCCAAGGGTTGTATCTCGTATCACGCGCAACAACTTCAACGTACATCTCTCCAATTGTTACCTGTGCAGATGTTACCGTAGCGTTAAATGGTAGCAATCAAGTTACGGTTACTAATGTTTCTGGTGGGAATAGGGCACTAACTGCTGCGATTGTTTTACTACAGTAAAGCTACGCGCCATATCTACTATAACCACTATTAAGTAAACTATGACAAAAACACGAGACCTAGCCGACCTAGGTGGCGGCTTTATACAAACAGGAACCGGGGCTGTTCAGAGGACAGTTGAGGGGAAACTTCAGGACACAGTATCCGTAAAGGACTTTGGGGCCGTTGGGGATGGAGTGACTGATGATACGGCTGCTTTCAATGCTGTTATTGCTTATGCTAATGCCAAAGGCGGAACAGATCGGGGAAACATCATTGGCTCTACTATTTTTATCCCAGAAGGGCGGTATCGCATAACTAGCGCCCTAAATCCAATTACTGTCTCTAGCGTCTACCTTAAAGGAGCTTCTAGTGCCAGCTCTGTTCTCCTTTGTAGCTCAACAGCCGCAGTATTTACCTTTGGCGATTCATCTTTAACCAATACAGTTGTTGGTGGAGGGGCGAGTGACCTAAAAATTGAATACCCAAGTGGCCCCAGTGGAGCCCCGATTGTCTTCAAAATTGATTATGCCTTTAGCCTTGGTTTTCAAAACCTTATGCTTGAAAACATTGGCACATTCTTGTCGCTAGGGCAGTCTGCCACAAGAATAGCGGGTGGCATTGTAGTACAGAACGTCGTAGGCTCTATCGGCAACATTGGTGTTTCCCTATTTGACCTCAAGTGGGGGGCGGGCCTGTTTATTTCTAGTTGCCAGGTATTCGTAAGAGGCGTTACTCCTCCTGTTCATCCAGCATCCATGACGACCGTGTACGGGACTCATGTGTTTAAGATGGCAACTGGTTCTTGGGACACTTTACAAGTAGTCAACTGCCTTTTTGAGCGGTTTGACCAAGGCGTTTCGGCATTGGCTACGGCGGGCATGGTCTACCAAACCTGCCACTTCTCAAACGTAATTTTTGATTACTTCAGACGCTGGGCAGTTTATGCAGAGGCAGCTGGCGGGATTCTGGCTGGGTTTAAGTTTGATTCAGCGTGTTGGTTTGTGTCGTGGGAAACTGCTGCGCTGTTTTTTACTCGATCAACTGGGTCAAATGACGGTCACGTTGTCAGTGGAGCCGTTCCAATAGCTGGGCTTCAAGCATTAAGTTACGATGTCAATAATGGCAAAACAAATATCTTCACGGATCTAGTGGTAAATGGCTGCAACAGGCTTGGAACGGCGTCTGGTGCTCTACAGTTTCAGACTGGATCTACTGGGTTTAGCGTTATTAACGTAAAAGGTAATGGCGATGCCTCAATGGCATGGACTCGCCCTGATTATGGAATTATCGTCGGGGCCAACTGTGATGAATACATTGTTACCAGTTGTGTGCTTCAAGGGCCTGTTTTAGGCTACTCATTTGCTGCCAACAGTTCGGGGTCGGCGAATCGGCGCGCTTTCAACAACATTTCCGCAGGGTACGCTGGATATAGCGCAATAGCGGTCCCTGCAAGTGGTGTTACTTATACAAACACATCACCCTTTGTTGAAGAGTGGAATCTATTTGGTGGCACCATTACTACAGGGTACGACAAAAACGGGCAAGGCTTCCCAGGTGCGCTTGATTATGTCCACTTTCGACTACAGCCAGGCGATACGTTTACTGTTGGCTATTCGGCCAGCCCGTCAGCCAAGACGTTTATTGAGCCGTAACACTAATGGGAAAACCTAAATCACTTCAAAAGGTCCTCCACGTCCCTGGTCCTCCGAAACGAACACGTCAAGGTCAGGGACAACATTCTTTGCCCAATCATGGGCGTAAACAAACTCGCGGTCAAGGCCGCTAATCCAAATGCTTACCATTCTTGGTCTTAAAGTTTCCTACGAAACACTTGCTTTTTTTGTTCTGTTTATTGGTTCTGAAGTTCTTGCTTCTAGCAAACTGAAGTCCAATAGCTTTGTTCAACTGTTTTTGAATGCGGTTGATTCGCTTAAGCCCTTCCGTTGGGAAGACGACAAAATTAAGAACATTAAAGACTCCATCCTCAAGTGATCCGGTGACTATCCTTAGGGTTCCCCAATATTACCCTCAACTGGACTCCGATACGCCACACGGTAGCCGCATGTGCTTTTCCAGTAGCGTTGCTATGGCGGTCAAGTACCTGTCTCCAGGGGCCCTTTTAGGGGTGAATGCCGATGATGAGTACCTTAAAAAAGTATTGCGTTATGGAGATACCACCCAATCCACAGCACAGATACGGGCGGCCTTTGATTATGGTATCAAGGCCACCTTTTTTACCAATGGAACCCGTACCATCCTTGAAAAGGAACTAGAAGCAGGGTATCCTGTGGCTTGTGGCATCCTTCATCACGGCCCTGCTTACGCTCCAAGCGGTGGTGGGCACTGGATGCTCGTCATTGGCCTTACGGATACCCATGTGGTGTGTCATGACCCCTATGGGGAGATGAATAACGCTAATGGTGGGTATCCAAAGCCCGGAAAAGGAGGCAAAGGAGTCACTTATACCTGGAAAAACTGGTCCAAACGGTGGATGGTTGAGGGGAATGGCTCTGGCTGGTACATGACGTTTCGAAAACTTTCCAAATAAACATTATTTCATCAAATAAATGGCTTCTATTACAACTGATGCCGTAACTAGTGCTGGTACATTCCTTTTGGAACCCAGTACTACGGCATTTTCCCTTGGAGCGTCACGTTCCATTACAATTGGGGCAACCAGTGCCAATATTGCACTGACAACGACGTGTCGTTTTGTGTCCCTTATTGCTGTTGGTGGCACTCATTGTCATTATGAAATTGGTGTTGGAGCACAAACAGCAACTACTTCTTCCCATTACCTGCGTACTGGTGAGAGAATTACCCTTGCGGTTCCTCCTAACGCTAATATTGCAGCTATTCAAGGTACTGGTGCAAGTACTAACCTTTACATCACAGAACTTTTTGACTGATAATCATGGCTACTAGCGCATTTAACAAATTTAATAGCTTTACGGAAGCCATTGCTGAAAAGGTTCATAACCTTGGATCTGATGTCCTTGAGGTTGCTCTGACCAACAGTGCTCCGGTTAACACCAACACGGTGCTGGCCAACATTACTCAAATTAGTTACACTAACCTTAACGCTCGTACCGTGACGGTGAGTGGTAGTGCTCAAACTGCTGGGGTGTATAAGCTGTCCATTACGGATAAAACCCTCACCTCTACAGGTGGTTCGACTGGTCCATTCCGGTATGTTGTGCTGTTTAATCAAACCGCAACTAACGACGAGCTTATCGGTTGGTATGATTATGGCTCTTCCATTACTCTTGGTGATGGTGAGTCCCTGTTGCTGAACTTTGATGATGCTAACGGCGTTCTGACAATCACCTGATAACGGAGGTGAGACATGGCCCAATTTCTTAGGCCTGACAGCAACGTCACACAAACTGCTTTCACTGGTGGTTTTGCAGAGATTGATGAGGCCACAGCGTCGGATGCTGACTTTGCATATAGCGACAATAACGCCGACGCTATTTTAGAAGTTGGGCTCAGTAATCCAGCAGCAACTCCAGATCCAACTGGTACTTCAACAATACGATACCGGATTGCCAAAACCAACAATGGCTCAGTTAATGGATCTGGTAACTCTGTCAATATTACCGTTGGTCTTTATGAAGGCGGTACATTAATTCAAGCGGATGCAGCACAGACTGCTACTGGAACGTGGACGCAGTATAGCTTTACGTTTACGCACGGGTCAATTACCGACTGGAACAGTCTGCAACTTAGGTTTGTTGTAAGTAAATCAGGTGGTAGCCCTGCCAACCGGCGGGGCGGTGCCATTAGTTGGGCTGAGGTTGAAGCAGCGGATCCAGCACCAGTTGTTTTGGATCTTATTTGCAATACCGGCACATTCACTCTTACTGGAATTGCAACTCAATTACTAGTTCAAAATCAATTAGCAGCAACTGTTGGAACATTCACACTCTCTGGTGTAGATGTAGATCTTTCTAAGTCTGTTTCCCTTGATATTGATACTGGAACGTTTACCCTTGCGGGAACATCTACGGGGTTGCTGTTCAACAGAAACCTAATCCAACAACTTGGCACGTTTTCGCTTGCTGGTAACAATGCAATTCTGCTAAACAATAGAACCCTTGGCACGTCGGTTGGAACGTATTCCCTTGTTGGAAACCTGCTTGATCCAAATGTTCAACGAGCAATCATTGGTAACACTGGGACCTTCCTGCTTGATGGAAAGAACGCTCTCCTTCAACGGGCAACGCGAATAGATGCCACAACCCAAACGTATGCGGTTGCTGGAACTACAACCACGCTTGCTTTTAATCGAGCACTTGTCGGGCAGACAGGACCGTTTACGATTGCGGGGATTCAAGTTGATCTGGGCTATACGCCATCAAGTGGACCAACCTTTACCTTAAATCAGCAGACAGGAACCTTTGCTATTGCTGGGGTTTTTACAGATTTTAGCAGGCAAGTTTCACTTGGTCTACAAACGGCTGCTTATAATATTGCCGGTAATTTAATAGATTTTAATAGGCAAATTTCACTTAATTTTGAAACAGGAAATTTTGCTGTTGTTGGAATCTTTACAGGTCTTAATAGGCAAAGTTTATTTAATTTTCAGACTGGCGCATATAATGTTGTCGGTACTTCTGTTGGCATCAATAAGCAAGTTTCACTGGGTCTACAGGTAGGGACGTATGCGCTATCCGGCAACACGCTTGGATTCATTCGAGCACTAGCTCTCCATAGTGTTCCTGGGTCGTTCTCTGTGTCCGGTAAGGATGCGGTGTTCTCACTGACGAAAAGCTTTGATCTAACAACTGGCACCTATAACGTTAGCGGTAATAATGCGGATGTTACTAGGTTCTATCAACTGAACAACCAACCCGGCACTTACCAAGTTGTTGGTTCTGGTCTAGATTACTTTAGTAATAGAAATCTGGTTACCTTACCCTTAGATATTGTTACTGATTTTAGATCAGTTGGCAACTTTTTCTGGTATCAAACCACACAAACAATACAACCCGTTAAGTACAAAATTACCAAGCGTAATGAGTGGATACTTGGACGGGCTACACACATGGGTCGTAGAGGTTTATGACACAACGAGCTAATGAAGATCAGTTTAACGAGCTTCACGGCCTCGTTACTAACGAACTGATCATGCGAATCAAATCTGGCACCGCCACTACACAGGACATTAAAGCGGCTGCTGATTGGCTTGCTAAGAATAACATCACTGGTGTTCCCGTGCTTGGTTCTCCACTTGCCACCCTCTTTAATAGTCTTGAATTGGAGCTTGAGGATGTCGAACGGGTCATCAAATAAAGAAGAAGAAGAAGTATCCACACTATTGAGAAACCTAGCAGCAACAGCCTTTTTAGGTCTCTTTAGTTGGCACCTGATCACCCTCCATAACATTGCTAAATCAGTAGAGGTGCTTATCGAAAAGGTAAGTGCTGGTAATACTAGAATTGAGCGCCTCGAAAACGAAGTATTCTTTAAGGATCAAAATAATGGCGCCTCGAAAATCAACAACCCCTAAGCGTAGTGCTGCGTACTACCGGAGCAATCCAGAGGCATACGCAAAAAAACTCGCTTACGATACAAAAGAAAATAAGTCCCCAAAGGACAGGAAGTATCGAGCCGAACTTGCCGATGCACGACGGAAACGTGGTGTTATGGGCAAAGGTGGTGATGATCTTTCCCACACCAAGAGTGGCCGACTAGTAAAGGAATCGCCCTCAAAGAACCGTGCCCGTAATGGTCACAACGGTAAACCCACGAAGAAGTAAACCCACCCACAGGGGTCAATGCCTTTCAAAGATCCTTCTGAATACCTTTACAACCTAAAGGCCATGACTTCCTCCGAAGCTAAAAGATTGTGGCGAGCATCCATCAAAGAACATTGGAATAACCGATGTGTCTATTGTGGATCTACTGATAATCTTACCTTGGATCATATTCATCCAAAGGCTCGTGGAGGTCACGATACATCTTCAAATGTAATTCCTGCCTGTCTTAAATGTAACCAGTCAAAAGGTTCGAACCACTGGTTATCATGGTGGGTTGGTCAAGACCATTTTGACCACTCTAATTTCTCCAAAGTCCTTTCTTGGACAACTAGCTAGTTCACTTATTTCTTAAACAGATGTCTACTACTGCAGATTCTACTACTTACGGCGCTATTTCTAACGCCCCTGGTAAGCGTGATGAGGATCAACAAACCAACAAGGTTCATACCACCGCTAACGTGTCAGACGGTGTGACCACCACCACCACCATTGCTGCCTCTTACGGTGGCGCTGCTACCACGGTTGCCCTTAATGCAACGGTGGATGCTGCTGAAACTGCCATCCGTGCGGTGCGTTCGGCTCGCGTTAAGCCCACCAACACCACCACTGGTCTTCCCGGTGGTAAGGCTACTGGCACGGTTCGCCGTGCTGAAACTGGTGCTGTTGCTACCTTCGGCACCCGCGTCAATGGTTCTGGTTACACCAACGGCACTTATACCAACGTTGCTCTGAGCGGCGGTTCTGGTTATGGCGCTACCGCTAACATCACCGTGACTGGTGGTGCTGTGACTGCTGCTACCCTGGTTCGGGGCGGTCAGTGGTACATCGTTGGGGACTCCCTGTCCTGTGATCTGATTGGTGCTGGTACGGCCTTTGCCCTGCCTGTTGCTACTATTACCCAAGGTTGAGATTATGCCAAGCGTTACTTCTTCTCGTGA